CTCAGCAAACGGGTGCTCAATGCTACGCAGCACAGCTTCGTCTACCTTGGGTGTCTTGGCATCAGGTTCTATCGGTAGTTCGTACCCTAAAGACGACAAGCGTTCAGCTATCTGCTGACGACTACCGGGATTAAACGGTACTATCTTAGTTTTGTTAGCTAACTTGACTGCATCTTTAACTAACGTCTGTTTCAAGTTACGACTCTTCAGTTCCTTTTTTAATTCCGTCTTGGTTGGTGCTGAGATTATTTCGAGTCCGTCGTTCCATTCAATCTCTAACGACCAACCACTTGGTGTCTTCATCTCCTCTTGCTTGGATGGAAACTCTTTCTGTAGTTTATCCAGTAGATCAGCACGAACACTAGCAAGTTTCATCTCCAGTTTCTCTGCTTTCTCTATGTCGAACGCAAACCCTTGCTTCTCTTGTAGCCTCATCAGGTATGCAAACCAGTGCTCAATCGCTAACATCTGACTGCTGGGTTTACTACTCATCAGATAATCATACAGTAGCTGTGTTACGATTGTATCACGCTCACAGTATTTCCTCATGTCCTCGTTGTAACTGTCAAACGCACCGTCTTCCTCTCCGTATGATAGCTTAGTTAGTTTGTCTAACCGTAACCCCCACGCCTTTAACGAGTGACTACCTATTAAAGTCTTATCAAACTTATGTCGTAAGAAGTCGTCGTTGCGTACATCAGGTACTATACACCTAGCCATGACCATCGTGTCCAATACTTTAACAAGCGGTGGATGGAAGCTGTACAGTTTACCAAGAGCAGGTATATCAAAACCAAGGACGTTGTGTCCGACGATGTGATCTGCCTTAGCTAACTCATTTAGTCCGTTTCGTATACCAGCACCGTGATACGTAATCATCTTGGGTGTGGTAGGATCGTAGATAGATAGACAGTGAACCGTGTCAAGATCTGTCAAGTTCGACCAATCCTCTATCGCATTTGTTTCTATATCAAAGAATAGTGTTTTCATTTAGAATGGGTTGTTAGTAGTTGTTGTATCTTCGAAGACGTTCTTATCTTCTGTGTATCGTCCGGTTTCTGTGTCGTAATTAAGTGTGGTGCAATGTCCTGTCTGTCCGCTGAATCTATTCTTTAACACTCTTACTCGTGTTTCATTGCTTGTTGTCTCAGCTTGTTGGTTTCGTTCCAAGCCTATCACCATGTCCGACAGCTGTGCTATAGCTTGACTACCACGTAGATGGTGTAGACTTACTCGTCCTCCCTCTTCGTGTCCACTATCCACACGCTTCAAGTGACTGACCAACACCATACCACACCCTGTCTCTTCAACAAGACTACGCAGCTTGGTCATCGTGTTATCAATCAATCGTCGTTCGTCGTCCCCCGCTATACCACTGACAACAATCGATAGGTGATCTAGGAATATCCATTTACAATCGAATCCTTTTATCAGATAACGTATCTTACCCAGCAAGTTGTCGCTGTCCATACTTCCGAAGTGATCGTAGGTGTAGAACTTTCCGTTCCCTACCGTCTCTTCAAACGCAGGACGTAACGCTTCCGTGTCTAGTTGTTCGTCTTCTAGGTGCAGTGGTTTGTTCAGATGGATGCCCATGATACCAAGAGCTGTACGCCTGACGGATTCCTCCAGTGCTATATAACCTACCGTCTCGCCAAGACCTAGCAGGTGATGAGCAACCTCGCGACAGAAAAGAGACTTTCCTATTCCACTACCCGCGCACACTGTAACTAATTCTCCTAGCCTCATGCCGTGGGTTAACTCATTTAAACTATAGTATGGGTACGGTACTGCTTTGTGTTCCTCAAGATTACTTACCAATTCCCACAAGTCCTTACCGTTTACGATTCCGTCAGGTCTGTACTCTCTTGCTTCATATAAACACGACACCAACTCTTTCGACTTGCCACCTGTCAGCATATCAGACGGGTCTTTCAGTGGTAGCTCTGCGATGTGTGCTTTGCCGGGTGTCAGGAGTGCTGCACATTCAGCTGCTCCCTTCCGTCCGACATCATCCATATCAAAACAGAACACCACCTTCTCGAACCGTTCCAACCAGTCGATAGCTTGTGCCACGTGTTTCTTTGCAGCACTTGCTCCGTTCGGTACGCTGACCACTGGCCATCTGTTATCCATAGCCTGTGACGCACTCAACGCATCTATCTCTCCTTCGACTACAACAACACGACGACCTCCCTCTTTCCACAGGTGCTGACCGTACAAGCCAATCAACTCACCACGAACACTGAAGTTCTTGTTGGCATATCTTATCTTCTGAGCGACAGGCTTGCCGTCTCGTGTCTTATAGTTAGCTATCTGAACGTCTTCACCATTCAAACGACCAACCCAGTAGCCCCACTTACGACATGTTTCCTGTGTTAGGTTACGTCGTGGTATTGCTTTGGGTTCGCCAGTAAGAAACTCTCTCGGTGTTGGTTCACTCATTGCTTTTCCTCGTCCTCCACTATAACTGTTGCAACTGAAACAATAGGTGCTTCCGTCATCGTTGGTGGAGAGAGCGTCACTACTCCCACACTTTGAGCATGGTTCATGCGTTTTTGTGAAAGCCATGACTTCGGTATAACTTTATCTGCATATTTAATTCCCTTCTTTTCACACCACATTCCATACGTTGTCTTAGACTTCTTGTTGATCTTGTTACTCGCTCGTTGAAACACCAAGCGTATATCTAAGTGAGGGTGTTGCTTGCGTACTAACAAGTGCTTTGTCCTGTCCTCCACCGTCCATACTCCCTTGGCTTCTATGATGATGCCGTTAGGAAGTATGAAGTCGGGAGTGTATGTACTAACCTTCTGATATTCAATAGTTAACGTCTCGTACTTGAACTCAACGCCACTACGTTTCAGTTGGTGTGCTAATTTCGATTCAAATCCGGAACGATAACGATTATTAGAAGTTCGCTGTGACTTCGGTTTCGTCCGTTTGTTCCGCATCGAATGTAGTGTCTAGGTTTTCACCGCCATTAACGTATCCTTCTTCTTCAGTAGTAAATCCAAAAGCATCAGCTGCCACACCACTTACGCCTCCGTTCTGTAGTTCTATTACTTGAACAGCTTGCAGCTCGAACGATACACCAAACCCTGCCATCGGTGTGTACCAAAACCTTGGACGAAATGCCATGTTTACTTTACTACCACCCCACACTTTAACATCTTCAGGTAACGGTTGACCTTTGGAATCAAACAAAGCAATTGATAGGCTGTAAACACTACCGTCTTTGCGTCTGCCCCCAGCTTTCAACTTAGACTTAACAACAAAAGCACCGTCCTCTTCTTTGATCGGTAACTCTTTTTGTTCAATCTTCTTACCAGCGTGCTCTTCTTGTACAGTCTTCAACTCCTCTTCGTACAACGGACGTATCGTGTTCTTCAACAGATCAGCTTGGTCTTTATCTATAACCAGATCACAACTGTACGTACCAAACTCAGGCTCAAACCGTTTGTTCGGCTCGTTGAGGTGGCAGTATTTAGCTGTTCCTTTTACTTTTATTACATCGTGTTTCTTTCTTGCTTGTATACTCATTGTTTATTTATCGGTGTTATGACAGCAGATACATGGCTCGATCTATTGCGGTGACATCTAGGTCACCAAGTTCAGGCAGTTCGGGCAGTTTTGCTGTCGGGTGTTGATTCAATAACTCACATCTGAACTCGGCTAGTAAGTCAATTGAAAAGAAATTCTTGTATGTTTTTCGTACGTCTTGGTGTACCTTTCGGGCGTTAGCTGCGTGGCATATAAAGCAATCGTGAACAAAGCCCATTGCGTACGGCATATCGTACGCTAATCGATGGACAACAGCTGCATCTATCCCGTGTATAAAGTTAGCAGTGACACTACGTCGTTGTGCTTTGGGATCGATCTCATCTGTTTCTAAATCAAAGTCTAACCACGTAGTAATACTTCCTGTGATAGTTCTTACCTTCGACCTCTTGCCCTTAGTCAACCCTTGAATGATCTTAAAGCCTGATGGTGTCGTCCATTCAAACACCTTATTACCTATTGCATTGGCACAACCACGTAGGAATTGCTGGATACGGACAACACTCTCCAGTTGCTCTCGTGCTACCGTGTTAAACTGTTCAGTCAAATAGTTGATAGCGTCTATGTCTTCCCCCACTTGAAACGGATGGTTGTCCCCTATGATTGTAAGAAACCTAGACATGACCTGATAGAATGATTGACCGTATGGCTTATTCATCACTGCTGCCTTAGCCATAGCTCGTGTGACTCCGTACTTAAACCATTCACTAGCCACGTAACTCTCCTTTGACTGCTCCTTCAACCGTTCGTACACAAGGTCAGCAATGTACTGGTACATATCACCCGGTGGTTGGTCAGGTACTAGGTTACAGTGCTTGGCGTGACGTGTATCCCGTAATAACAAGTGTAATATCTGCATACCATTATTACTACAGTCCATACGCACCGGAAAGTGGGACACGTAACCGTATCCTTGTTTCGTAAACTGTTGATACTCAAGGCAAAACGCAAGAAATCCAAACGGTTCACTTGCTTCCATCCACCAGTCGTTCGTCATCGGATCAGTAGCACACTCTAGTATGTCGTTCTTATGTTGACCTACCCACGCTACCCGTTCCATCAACGAACCCTTTATACCCCAAGCGTTAGCTCCGTGAACCAGCAGTCTTTCGGCATCCTCTTCATCCGTAACCTGTTGACCATCAGCGAATTGCAACAAAGCTCTAGCTAGATCAGAACCTTGTGGGTGCAGGTAAGCGGGCATATAATAGACACGGCCACGGTAATCAATACGAGCAGGAAAGTATACCTCGTCCCACTCGCTGTACTTCTTAGCTAAGTGCATGACCTTGGCGTGTTGTAGCCTTTTGCTACGGTTAGACTCGTTCATCCGACGAATCTTGTCTTGCTTAAACTTCCATTGTCTCAGTTCTTCAGGTCGTTCGTGGCCGTTCTCAAGGTACGGTTGCATCGGTACTTCATGAAAGTCAAAGACTCGTTCCAATTCCCAACACTTCTGTGCCACGTCCATTATCTTCTTGTTGATCTGCCAAGGTACTTGTTGTACGTTGTTGCAAGCGGTATAAATAGTATTGATCGAAAAGAAATCGTAGTTAGCTTTGCTTGGTCGGTTCATTACAAACGGATCGTTGAATGTCTCGTACCCACCGTTGTAATAATCCACCCAGTCCCTCGGTTTTGTCGGCAACGCCATACGCATCGGATCAAGCATCTCTTTCCACTTGTCGTATCGTCTTACCCAGTCAGTAAAGTCAGGAGTTAACACCACGTCCTTGCGTTGTCTCTTTCCAAACCGTTCGATACGAAAGTCAACGATGCCCGTGTGCGTCTTGATCTCGTTTAACAACCACGAACCTAACGCTAACTTGTGCCGTCCTTCCCAACACGTAAATCGTCGGTTGTTCTTTTCAACGCTGTAAAACCGTTGCATCTTGGAACGTTTACTCTTCGTGCCCTTTATCCCCCACATCTTATTCTTTGGTACGGTCTGTTCAGCAACACGTTGTCGTGCTATTTCTTCAAACGCACCACCTATCTCCCTTGCCAACGCGGTAAAGAATCGGTCGGGTGCGTACATACGGTCAAGTAAAACCTTTAACCCGATGTGTGCGACCATTTGTGGGTGGAAGTCTGCAATATAGCAAAGCCACAACGGCATCGATGGGCTGTCGTCTCCGGCAAATCGGTTAAAGAAATCTTCAATCGGTTGTGCTAACTGTGGTGCAAGCTTACCAAGGATACGCTTACTGCTGTCCATCTCAGAACCACGATCACTTTCTTTATAGAACTGTTGGAATTGGCGGTATGTCGCTCGTCCCCACCGTTTCATCTCGAACTCAATTGCTTTCGACATCGTCCTTGCTTCGTTTAATGTAATCGTAGGAATATTTAGGACGGACACGAGGTCGATCACTTCGGACAACCTTCAGGTTCTCATCATAACACAACTCATTCTGTGACCAAAAGTAGTCAAGTCCGTTCGCCACTTGTTTAGCCAACGACTCGTCTATTTCTATGTCTTCGATCTCGTCCTCGTGTCCGTCCATCAGTCTAGTCTAGTTTGTTACGTTCATTTTTCTCGTATTGATCTGCACCCTGCCATTCATCGTACAAATCTTTTAGTTTCTGTCGCTCTTCCTCGGTTAAATCGTCGTCATCGTCCTCGTATTCGAGGAAGCTAGTTAGCCAGTCATCGTAGTTCATAGTATTATTTTGTTTCATCCGCAGATACGGACACGTAAAGGTCGTACCTCTTTTGATTTTGTCGGTCAAGCAGTTTCTGAAGCTCAACATACAAGTCCATGAACGGATGGTCAGGATTCAATTCTCCGTTCATCTCGTTGTGGAAAATGAAGTACATTAATTCTTCGATCATAATCTCTGGTGTTAGTGTGGTTTCTCTAGTCTTCATACAGAAAGCTGATAAGGATGATGAACAATAGGATAATGGTCAGGTAAGTAGTAATGCTCATGCTAGCTCTTTCTCAATTTCGGTTAGGTACGCCTTTATCTGCCAGTCGTCCTCGCTAAGACTTCGTATCTTACGGACTCCGTGCATTATCGAGCCGTGGTGCTTGTTAAATAGTTTTGCCACGGACACGTAAGATCGTCCGGGCAAGGCGTAGTAGTAACAAATCTGCCTAGCTAGTGCGTGTGGTTGAAACTTGGTTTTAGAGTCGATTAACTCTGGCGTGGTATCAAAGACTTTACTTACTGCCGTCTTGATCTTTTCTAGTGGTAGTTTTCTCGGTTGTATCATAATTCTCGGTTTTATTAATAGGGTTATCGGTTGCTTGTCGGATCATGCCTTCAATGATCGAATAGTTATTACTGGGAAAGCACAGGTCAGCAAGGCACTGGACGCATATGTCCTCACCTTCGTTGTCAGTGCCTTGCAAGGTAAGACCGCAGTGTTTGCAGACAGGTTTATTCATTCGGATAGTTACAAATGGGGCAAGGACCGTGCTTAGGCTCAGGACAACAAGTCTTTCGCTTGCACACCGTCGAGCAACTGGCGGTTAAGAGTAAGCTAGTGGTAAGTAATATTAGTAGTTTATTCATGATTTTCTAAATATAACGAACCCTTCAAAGGTATCTATAGTATTATAAACCTCGGTTAAAAAGTCTTTTGTTTGGTCGCTGTTTATATCCCAATATTTAAAGTTTTCTTCAACTAACATACTGAACTCAGGCACTGAAAGAAGCACTTCATCAAGATTTATGGAGGTGGCTCTTAAATTTCTAAGATTAGAACAAATGTCTCGCCAAACATCGCCATCTATTCCGTCTACCATATAGCAACAAGGATAGCTCCAAACGCGAGTGCCGTTGATGTCTTTGTCTAATTGTTTTGATAGTGTAGTTGTCATGATTGGTGCAATTCTTTTAATAGTATATAATCGGCAAGATCAATAAGCTTTTTCTTTTCTTTTCCGCTTAGACTTTCCGCTAAATTGTAAAGCTTTTCAGCTATAGGTTTTTTAATGATTTGATACAATTCAATGTGAGTTATCGGTTCGCTTTTCATATAAGTTTTTCCTTTTTATCAGTTAGCATCGGTATAAAGCATGCACCAAATAAGTAATAGCCATGCACCGCAAGCCAGTATTGGACTAGCTAACAAGTAGATCAAGAATGTTTTTTTAGATGTCTTAGGCATGTGGCGATCAAGTGAATCGTTTTCGGTTTTCATTAGTTTGTTTTAACTTTCTATTTGTTCAATTATTTCTTTAAGCTTGTCTATTGTAAGAATGAATCCTTTGTTTACGCCGGCTTGTAAGTCATCAGTCAATTTTGCTTTAAGGATACCATATTTGCCGGCTTTATCTAAAAAGCGTAGGTCAGTCTCATCCATTGAATAGCAATCCGGTAACGATAAAGCTTGATCTACATCAGTAGAGACCACTGGAAAAGCAATTGATTGACCCCGGCTTAAAGCTTGTCGGTAATGTTTTAACCTAGACTTTGCATTATTGCTGAAAGAAAAAGTCAAATGATAATTAGGTAAATCAATTCTATTCGGATCTTTTGTGTAGTCATAGAATTGAACATCAGGAAAAGAGTTATAAATGCTTGACCAGTCAATGTCACTCGTCCCGTTCAATCTTACAGCAAATTTCTTTTTATTCTTTTTTGCACGCTTACTGGCAAGTTTAATTTCCTCAGTCAATACGCTTTCCGCTAAGTCTTTACGATAAATAGCAATCCACGACTTAACAATTCTAGAGATATTGATCTTATCTTTTCCGGCACGCTTTTCTAGTAATCTATGGCCGGATTCAACCAAACACGCAAGCCGGCAACCAGTACTAGCAAAAGAACATAAATCTTTCCCGGCGTTTTTACTTGCTGATAAATAAAGTACTAAGGTATCAAAATTGGCTTTCTTTCCCTTTTCTATCTTTTGTGAGCTATTAACGCCGGCAAAGTAAGATAATTGAAAGTCTTTTAGAAATTTAGATTTAGACTTAAAGTCATAATCAGCAAGAATATTCTCTACTTGTAATAAGATACCAAAGTGCTTGATTGGCTCCGGTTCCTGTAAATATCTAGTTGCAAGTTCTTTTAACATGATAAAATTTCCTTTCTATTTGTATTAATTACCAAGCGCCAATTGATGACAACTTGACCCTATCTTTATCCAATAAAGCCAGAAATTGAGATACCGGCGTTAATATTTCATCAATAGCCTTAAATAAATCTTGTTGGGATCGATCCCAAAAAAACATGGTAGACACTTCCATTTTATATGGATTTGCGTTGCTAGTAATTGACCACCATAAAGCACAAAACAATTCTTTATCATTAGTACTTTCAAACTTTTTAAGCCTATTGTTTAAAGTAGATTTAGAAACAAGAAATAAATCTTTATTGAATAATGTTGGAAGCATAGTCGCGCAATCGTTGCCGGTAATATGCTGCGGAATCCGGTCTCTAGTTATTTTTTTGAATGCTGATACAAGTGTATCAATTACAAGCTGTCTTTTGTCTTTTGTATATTTCATGTTATGCGTTATCCTTTCCTGCTAGTGCATCTTCTGCTAATTTCTCAATCCTCCACAAACCGCAATTGTGATCGATTTTGATTTCTTGCCCTTGGTGGATACCTCCATTCCATTGTATTATTCTTAAAATTTCTTCAAGTGCTTCAGTTTTACTCATATTAAGGTCTTTCATGATACAGTTGTGATTAAGAATTAGAGTCCTTTGATTTTCGTCTTCCCGTTATCCTCTAAAGATTCGAGCCAATCAAGTATAAAACATTTATTGCTTCTATTTATAGACCATTCTGGAGTATCCCCCCAAAGCGTGATCCCATAATCTCTAGGATTGTCCTTATTCAGAAATGAATCCCTGCCCATTAAAGTGGAAGCATAATAACTAGATACTGGTTGTCCTAATTCCCATCCTTGTTTGTCTGTATGCCTTGTATCATAGAATTTAACCAAAGGCTGATTAGGTTTTTCTGAATCTGATAAAGTCACATTAAAAGTGACATCATATTCGTTTGTGACTTGGATTTTATCGATATATTTCATAAGTTTTGAACAATAGTTAATAAGTAATACAAACAGCGTTTACAGCATTTAAAGACTTTTACGATAAAAAAATATCAATCTGCATCACTTTGCTGTGTTTCTAATGACATCTATTAGCAAGTCTTATCAGCTATCAGATCGACTAATGATTGATCGTTTTTGATCGTTTTTGATCGTTTTTGATCGTTTTTGATGACGGCTGAAAGCGTAAAAAAATAGATGCAAATGACTTGCAATAAGCGAACGATTCAACGCCATTCGATCAGCCTTAACGCAACTAACTTGCAATAAGCAAAACAAATGGCAACGATACCTGCTTTACTCGTGTAAATTAGACATAACGCCCGATGTATGAAGGTTTTTATTTTCATAAAGTGCTGACTATCAGGAGTTAATATATTTGCTAATGCGAAATATTACTGGCACTAATCGTTTTTAAAAGTATTGTGCAACAATGACAACCCCTGCCAGTAGATAAAACGCGGGCACGCGCGGGGGTAATTAATGCGCGCGTATATAGCGTAAGCCGCTCAGATTTTTTTACCATTTTTACAACGGTATCGACTTAAAGAGTATTCTACGAGCTGTGCGAGAGAATACGATAGGAGGGAACAACGTGACCGACTAGAAGTGCGGACTGATCGTACCGTCATCTAGACCGTCTTCGTCTATGTCTTCCGGGCTGAAAAGTACGCTAGAATCCGTTAGAACAGTGAGCTTGGCAAACTCCAACGCCCCCACTAATGCTTGGTCTGACAGGTCGTATTCCTGCTGGTATCGTCGTATTAAATTGTCCAGATCAAACATAAAAGAATCGACTTGATGGTGCATATCCATAAGACGTTAACGTAGTGTTGTCGTTGCTGTAATCATAGTGTCGTTTAGTATATCTGTTTGCTTTAATTTTTACTAGTAGTTTTTATCACTATTTTAAATCGTTCAATAACAACGACTTACAACTCTACTATTGACACCCAACCTGTATAGGCTGTATGTTGTTATACTAGCCCCTCACGGCTTTAGTGAGAGTGCTGCAACAGCTGTCTGTTTTAAACGATAACATCAATAGTAATAGCTTCTTTAGACGAGACGACCACAACAACGGACACTTTAAAACGTCGTCGTTATAAACTGTTATTGTAAAAGCTCCTCAAAGACTTGACACGCTTTTATCCTATAGTCGTCATCTTCTTTCAACAGTATTTAAGGATAGGTGTGTTTACACGTAAACCAAGCATATTTAAAGTCTAACTTTAGAATTTACAATAACAATAATCCTGTATCTGTACTAACTACAAAAACACAGTTATAGAGAGATAGATAGGTGCTACTAAAGAGTTTGTTATAGTAAGTAGGAGGAGTGATAACGACGACTACGACCAGAGGAACGCTTTAGAACGTTTACGTTTATAAAAGCTATCAGTAAAGTTTGTTAACTCTTGATCTAACAGTTCTTGCTTTCTATCAATCATGTTTTGGTTAACGTCAGCAGCCATCTGCTGCACCCAGTAACCAATCGCTATTGATAGAGCGTCAAGACGGTCATCGTGTACAAGGGAACCTTTATCACGTGTTATTCGTGATAGTTGATACATTAGCATGTACCTGGTTTGTTGTTCTATAGGGTAGCTAAGAGCACTCTTATAGTCGTTATTAATAACACTGGGATCAACAATAAGACGATGAGAGTTGAGTACAGGTTCCATAACATCAACAATACGTAGTTCTTTTTGTTTGTTATGTCTTACTTCTTCTATTGTTATCGGGTACGTAGTACGAAACAACGGTTTAATCAGTTCCATAAACATACCGTCACCAAAGTTAGACTCTATGACTACTTTGTTAACTTTGTTATCCTTGGCTATGGAGACGAGACGTTTTAGTGTTACCTCGTCATAACCACCACGGATACCGCCAGCATCGGGTACAAACAGTTGACCGTTAAGCATCTTGACGACAGCGTACCCTGTTTCATCTTTACCACGACCAGACGGGTCAATGGATAGTACAGAGCCTGTATAGGGTATGTTATCCCCGATAGTCTTAGCTGGACGTTTATACCGATCCCCACTGAGACCTACATTTGGTAGTGTTCTATCCGCTTGATCTGGATCAGACGACCACAGGACTTTCTCAGGAGCAGTATCCACGTCTACGTCCATAATGATCAGATCGTTAATCTTCAGTGGGTATCTGTCAGCATCCGACAGCTTAGGATTCAACATGAACTGCAACGCATACCCGGTACGACCGTAGGACATCTTACGTTCCTCTAAGTCCATATCAGTAAACCGTAGAGGTTCTGTAGTGGTACTGGTTGTTGTTTCGTCTATATTATCCGCTATAAGGGGTGCTAGATCGCCTCCGTAGTTTGATATGACTTCTGACTCATCCGGATACTCCGAAGGCCATATACGGGCGTTGTAGCCTCTTTCTCGTAGTTTGTTATAGATACTATCTTCACACTGAGGAGTACCAAGGAATAATATACGGGACGAATCGAGGGGTTTAAGGATCGCTTCAAACTCTTTTACTTGTTCATCTAGTTTATCCCGCATACCTTGGGTAGCGGAGTTGTTAGGGACTTCCACGTCGTCCGCTACGATTATATCAGCACGAGACCCTGTTAACTGGGACGATATACCAAGGGACTTAACGGACGGGGCGTGTGACGCAGGAGCTGGTCCTACATCAAAAGCTATCTTACTGAACCGTTGGTTCTCTGTTGGTTTCAGTTGTTTAAGGATAGGTATATCGTGTATGATCTTTAACGTGAACGTGGAGAAGTCATCAGCACGATTCTTACTAGCAGATACAACGAGTACGTTCTTTGTTGGGTCTAGCAGCAACTGATGTACTACATACGCACTACAAATCCAGCTCTTACCAACACCACGAAACGCCATGATGGTTGACCGCTTAGGTCCGTGCTGCATATAGTCAGCAATATCGTACTGTAATGTTGTTGGATCAGGCAGGTTCAGATGTTTCCATACTAAGTACAGAAAGTTTCTAAAGTCCCGCAGAGGCGGTGGTATCTCTTGGTGTTTCGTCTTGTTGTTCACTGAAAGGTAAAGTTTTAAAATCGTTAGCTAAACTATCCATAGGAGTACCGTTACGACTGTCAACTGTTATGTTGTTATCTTTCAACCACTTACCCACAGTGTTCATCAAAGCTGGGTTGTACTCCTCCATCGCTTTCATGTACCCGACTGCATCTTTACACAGTTCAGTATAGTTGTCTGCTAGTTTAGCTCCTTCTACGTGATCTTTCATAAATGGTTACTCCTCAAATTCTAACGCTTTTATTGACTCTAACGCAATCAATCTGGTTTTTAAAGTGGCAATAGATACTTCTACAGCAGCAGTGCTACCACCTCCACCACTACCGCTAGTAGCTGATAGAGTCCTGTTCTGAAAGAATAAAGGATTAGGACGGGGTCTAGCTCTGCGAAAAGGTTTAGGCATCTGTCAGCACTTCCACCTTCTTAACGCTAACGCTTTACGGGTAGGTCTGCCTTTACTGTCTTTCATTGGTCCTTTTACTCCTGACATCCTAGCACAGAAGGAACGCTTACGAGGACCACCACCGGGTTGAGGAGCTTTCAGGTTAGACCCAGTAGCACGATTGTACTTGCGTCTACCCTTTGCAGTGAGTCCGCCTTTACGGGACTTCTCACCTCTGCCTATGGACAACGATACAGCCACCTTACTTCTTTTTAAACCCACGCTTCATGTTGGCGTAAGCTTTAGGTGTAATGGTTGATTTCTTTTTACTACGGCTGATGCCTAGTTTACGTCTTCTGTTTATGTTTGCGTATAGTCCTTGTTTCATCGTTTCATCAACATCTCCATCATGCGGTCTAGTTTATGGCTGATCTCTTTAACACTACTCTCAAGACCCGTCATACGGTTCTCAACAGCGGTGTCTCGTTCACGTTGTGCAGCCAGTTCTACTTCAATCTTTGTTAAACGTCTCTCATCATTCTCCAAACGATCTGTTAGTTTTTTAATCATCCACCCGATAACACCAAGAACGATGGCAAGGGCAGAGTCGAGAAAGTGTGAGACAGATTCAGTCATCGTATTACATTGCTGCAATTATAAATGCTAGTAGCTGTTCGTAACGCACTGACATCTTAGTATATTCTGTATAAGTTGCGTCGTTTGGATTGTCATTTTTAATTATCCACTCACCGTCTTCATCTTGCTTAGACCACCAAGTGTCTTCACCTATAACAGCGTATCGATAAGCATCTAACCCTTCAGCTTCAAAAGCTGCTTTTACATCTTGTGCAATGACACCAATATGAATACGAGCGTCGTCACCTTTCTTTGCCACCGCATCTTTAAGTCTAAACTTTTTCATCAGACCCTTCAAAGCTGTCGCCACTCTTAATTCCGCTTCACTTAAATCCTCTATGTCTTGTTTTAAGTTACGATCAGAACCCGTCCAAGAACCTCCATTTATATATCCATTATCCCAAGTATTAGAACTACTACCTAAATCAACATTTGAATTAGGATTACTGTACATACTACCTGATGGCGTAACAGCTGCTTGAGAAGCAGAAGAACAAGCTATTTTTATACCAGCGTTTGCGCTAAGACTTCCATCTACAATAACAAAACTAAGCTGCTCTCCTGATTCTTGATACTGGAAATAGGCTGAATTAGAACCTTGCGTGATTATCATTCGACCGCCCGATCCAGTCGCACTTTCATTCTCAAGGTCTAAATCAACATAACCAGAAGCTTTGTTACCTTTAGCATATATGGCGCTTTTTCCTGTACCGCCGTCTACTGTTAGTTGATAACCAGCGTCAGCTAAAGCACCTGTACCTATATTGTTATTGGTATCGTTAACGTTAAGGGTCGTATCAGTAGAACTTATCTCAGTAGAGGTAACAGCATTATCAGCTATCTCAGTACTTGTAACAGCGTTAGCAGCTATCTCAGTGCTTGTGACAGCATTAGCAGCTATCTGAGCCGTATCAACACCGTCGTTAGCTATACTAAGCGTACCGCTTGTAGTAATAGGACCGCCTGTCAATCCTGTACCGCTGTCTACTGACGTGACTGTACCACCTCCACCAGCTCCTGCTAACTCACTGTATTTAGCTAAACGTTCACCACCAGCAGTTGATCCGTCGTGTACCCTGAGTGTATCTAAATCGGTGTCTACTGTTACTTCACCTTCAGCACCTGTAAAGCTGCTGTGTTGTGATGTGGTTCCTCTTCTAAGTTTTACTTCTATGTTTGCCATGATTATATGTGGTTACGCGATTGATCCAAAGTCTAATGTTGTTGATAATTTGTCAGAGTCTACTACTCCGTTAGCGATAGTGAGTGCAGTTGCCCCTGTTACATCCCCGGTGTGTGTGGCGTTTGTTACCTTAGCTGTATTTAAAGCTACAGCAGCAGAGTCTGTATAACTGATCTTAGCCGTGTTAGCAGCTACAGCACTGTTGTTAGCTACTTCCGTGTCAAAGTCTGAGATAGTACTAGCAGTCTGTGTACCCGTGTGGTTAGCTCTATTCTTCAGGTTAGCATCACTATCGTTAGCAGTAGCACCGTCAGCTACGTTCAACAACGTTTGAGTCTGTGCTACGCTTAACTCTAGTATATCCGAAGAACTGCCTGTATTGTTACCAAGTATCGTATTGGCTGGTATCTCTTCTATCTTAGCAAACGTAACGGAGTCATCAGCTATCGACGCTAACGATCCAACAGGAGTGCCACCAGCAGTAGAACCGTCGTGTACAAACAAATCCTTGGTATCAGTTGTATATATTAACTCGCCAGCTCTTCCTATAAACGCAGCGTTCTGTGCGGATGTTCCTCTTCTTAATTGTACTGATAAACTCATATCTTATACTATTTGTCCGTATGAATAATTAGCGGTAACAGGATCACCGACTATACTTCCCCAATCATACTCTGTTGGTATGTCCGTCTTAACTTTAAAACCTCTTTCAATAACTAGAACTTCTGAGTTAAGAGGAGGAGGCGTGGTAAACTCTATTTCATCAGCACCGCCTGAAATTGTGTAGTCATCTGGGTCTATTACCTCCCCATCGATTGCTACTAAAATTGAAGAGGAAGCAGTGCCGTTTGTAGTAAAGGTCAAAGAGAATGTTGTTTGTGAACCTGTCCCCGTAAACTTATCAAACGATGGGGGAAGTCCTGTACCTGTTACAGCGGAAGATACACTACTATCTACATAAGTCTTGGTAGCAGCATCGTCAGCAAGAGTAGGTGTTCCTAATCCAGTAATCTTATTACCACCCATAGCTAGAGCACCCGTCATCGAATCCCCTGCTTTATCTACCTTTAGTGCGTCTTGTGTATCTACGTAGTTCTTAGTGGCAGCGTCTTGTGGGTCTACTGGGTCTGCCAAGTCTACAATCCTGTTGTTCTTAGCTGTGTAATTATCGCTACCTTGTTTCTTCTGCAACGACGCATCGTTTAGTTCGCTGATCTCTTCGTTCAGATAACGGTTGTGCTGGTACGCTCGATCCAGTTCACTTTCAGTAAGTACCGATCCGTTCTCAAAGTCTACAAGGTCTATACCGGGTTGACTCTTACGACGTACTCTAACAACCTGTCCGGCAGTAGCTCCTGAAGTAAGTACAATCTTAGTGGACGGAGAAGTTACGATAGTGTAGTCAGTGGTCAGTGTTTTCTGTACACCGTCTATCTCGACTATTACGTGTTCGTCTTCTAAATAGGGAAAGGTAAAAGCAAAGTCAGTTTGTGCTGCTGTTGCTGTATAGTCTACGTAGGTGTTAGCCATGATATTATATTATTACTTATTGAGCGAGGAGTTCAAGCACTTAGTCAGCAGAAAGCACTTCTAATATTGAGATAGGTTGCCCTCCCTCGTCTGCTTTCATTTCTAAGTTTTCCATTATTTCGTATAAAGATACATCATCTCTGTTTATAAAATCATCCAAAACTTCAGTATCTTTTAACATATCTTTTTGTGTTTGTTTATAAAACTTTTGCAGTAAGCTGTCTAAATCTTTTAGTCCTTCATTTACAAGTACATCAGGATTAGTTTCACTAGCAACAAAACCTTTATCAAATTTCTTCAACCATCTGCTACTGTTAATTAAATCGAATACAGCATCCTCTATGTACTGCTTCTTACCTTTAATTCTTACTTGTGTGTCCCTCAGTCTGCGATCAAAAGCATAAGACAATGTCATACCGTCGGAGTTTCTAAACTCAGTCATACGGATACCGGGGTACAAAGTCGCAGGTTTACGTCTAATATTACCGTGTGTATCTGTTGCTACTATCTTCTCAAAATCACTCAGGCTTTTCTTTCTTCTAGGTGCTTGTCTTACAATAGCTTCTGTAATTGCTGTCTTATTAGATATTAAATCATTACCTAATAAGTCTGTCTTTTTATTGGTAGGAGCTACACCTAAAACAGAATACATCATACGCTCATAGAAAGTACCACCACGTAAATCAGCGACGGACGCATCACCTTCAGCCTCGATTGCTTGTACTATCTTTCTAGCTTGAGCTGGCACAGGAACATAACTAGCTACTAAACGTGAAAACGCTGACGTAAGAACTTCTCCTTCTCCTCCAACAATCTCTTCAAAGTTCTTTACGCCTTCAGCTAGTGGCATTGCTTTAGAAAGTTGTATGAAAGATTGTTTTAAGACTGAAAACACGTTTTGATCTTTGGTTAGTATTTTTATTCCTTTTTCTTCTTCTATGTCCTTAATCCTATAGAATGCACCTAAATCAGCGTACAACGCTAAAGGAAAAGACCAAGGCAAAGCAGCTGAGTAGTCACTACCAAAAGCCTTAAAAGATTCTAGTCCTGATTTTTTACGTTGGTCATCAGTCAACCACGCAAGTGAACCAGTAACAGCACCGCTTTGTGCGTATGCGTAACCTATACCAGCTATAGTAACTCCGATTAAACCGTCGGTCAGTAGTTCGTTATTGTACTTAGCACGTCTAACTTGAGCAGTCTTTAATCGCTCATCCAACAAATTAAACTCATCACGAAAACTAGCTTTAGCAGCGTCGTCTAATTCAGACTTAGCTAACTGCTTAGTAACAACATCCATTTCTAGCTCGATGTTTCTTATAATCTTATTGTATGGATTTGCTTGTTCCCCTATGCGTCTTGGTAATTCAAAAGGTGAAACCTCAAGTAAACCTAACGTACGTTTCGCAGGTGCTGCTACTAATCTAGCTCCTCGATACACTGCTCGTATAGGAACACCTATGTAAGGTAGAAAAGCATTAATAACGAAACCCATTAAACCGTCGTCATTGCTCAAATCTTTTAATGCGTTTATAAGTTTCTCAGAACTACTGACATAAACATCCTGCAAGTCGTCAGTGTTACTAGCGAACAAAAGTTCTTCCCGCACCTGATTAACCTCATCCATAAACTGATGAGTATCGTTAAGTACTTCTAGTCCATCACTGTCTACCCAAGCTGAATTGTATAATTCTTCTGCTCTTTGTTGTTGCTTCGCAGGATCGTTAGGAAATTCAAGTAATGCTTTCTTATTAGATTCAGAATATATACGAGACTTAACTATCTGTCTTTTAAACAGCTCATCAACTGACTGAATACCACGTACACCTAGCGAAAGTATTTCGTGCCACTTACCGTTCAATACAAACGACGCTAACGAATTAGACACATTATCAACAGCTTCTGCTCTTCTTTTAGCATCTCTTGCTGCTTTGGCTATCAAAGCGTGTTCTCCTCTAGGTAAACCTACTGTACTAATCTCGTCTGCCAATCTTCCTGCTCTTCTATCAGTAGCACTTATATTCTCAGCAAATGTACGACGCAAAGCTTCTCCTAAGCCGTTCAAGTCTGTCAGCATTTTAAATGCAGCAGATGCTTCTATATGAAACATTTTATTAGCAACAGACAAACCTTGTGGTAAATTGGACAACCAAGCTGCCGGTACTCTAAAGAACTGCTTGAACCCTGCACCAATACCAGTAGGAACACCAGCGAACACAGAAGGTAGTTGGTCAATTAGAGCCATTTGTCTAGCTTGCTTAACACCTCTTATAAACTTAGTTCCTTTTGTAGCTGCATCCGCTTCTAACGCTGCAAAGAAAGCTTGCTCCATATCGTTGTATAGATTTCTATCCTGCTTTTCTTTAGCCTCTTTCGCTACAACTCTGTCTAAGTCAGCAAGCTTTTGCTTCATTCGTTTCTTAGAATCAGATATTTTCTTTTGTAGTTCTTTTACTTTGCTAGGCTTAGTTGGTCCTGTGGGTTTTGGTGCTACTTCTTTTCTTAATTCAGAGATAACACCACGCCCTTCGATGTCTGCTAGTCTTGCTAAGTTTGCCTCTAGTTGTTCAATCTTTCCAACTTCAGCTTCTGCTTCTTTGTAAAAACGAATACGATCTTCTAAGTCTACGATTCGTGGGTCTTTTGGTTTCTTCTTTTTAACTTTAGCCTGTGCTTCTTCAAGTGCTATATCATCACCAAAACGTTTACGTAGATCGTCTAGTTCTTTCTGTAGTTTACCTATCTTAGTCTGAAAAGCTTTCTTTAGTTTCTCAGCTTTCTGCTGTTCAGTAACCTCTTTCTTCTTCCGTGCTTCAGCTCTCTTAGTTACTTTCTTATCTATCTTTTTACCAGCTTCTTTTATTCGTGGTTTTATTTTAACAAAGTCATCAAACAAGTCTTTTATGTCTGCATC